GAAACAAGATTTACAGGGAAGAAGAGGCTAAATCTAATAATATCAACTATAAATACTGGAGGGACGCAGATGAAGGGGAGTATGGGTTATCAGACGACAAATACGTGGCTAAAGTCATATCCAAGTCTATATATAAGCCTACTAGCATATATATTCGCTTTCCCTTTGGTTATACTTTCTATAACCCTAATTATACTTCCGTTATGCTTAATGCTAGTGGTAGACGCGCTAATAACACTATTTCAGGGAAAACACATTGGGAAGTCTTAAGTAAGGGACAGACTATGAATAATCTAGCCATGGTTTATGCTCAGACCATGGATTATGATAAGGCTATAGAGCATGTTATAGATGAACCCACAGATAATCAGAAGATTATGTGGAAAAGAAGAATGAAAAAGGAGAAGTTCAAAGATATGGTAAGAGATGAACTGCAGAAGTTACTTCAAGAACACGGCTTAACTGAGGCTTATACTTTAGAATTACTTGAAGAAACTATTAAAAAAGCCAAGGATAAAGGTGATGTTACTAATTTAATGAGAGCTGTTGACAATCTTCAGGATATGCATGGCATGAAGGAGAAACATCTTGTTAAGACAGTAGAATCTATAGAAGCGACAAGTAATGTTAAGTTAATAGATGAGCTTAGGGAAGAGGAAGAAAAGCTTATTGCTACAAGAACCACCACTAAGGAGGAAGAATGAGCTGGAGAGATAAGGCTGCAAATGCCTGGGAGGCTTTAAAATTAGCCTCTAATAGAAGATATGCTAATGAAAAGTTAATAAAAGGTGCTGAAATGCATGATGAAGCTCAAATGCTAAATCATTATATAGATAAGGAGGCTAAATTTAGACCTTCTGATAAAGAATCAGCTTTTTATTCGGAAATAGATGATTGGAATAAACATCTTGGTAGGCCTGAGGATTTTGCAGATGATTTAAGTTTTTTAGATATTTTAAGAAGAAATTTTAATAGATTGGAAACAAGGGATGACTATTGGGTTGGAGATGATAATGATGCTGCAGCTGAGGATTGGATACATCAAGCACGATTAGAAGGAGCTGGAAGAGCTAGTAGAGGAGAACCTATAACTCGAAGAAATGTGAAGATGACTAATTATCCTTATACAACACCAACTAAAGTTAAATAAATGCCTGTTGCCCTTATTGTAAATTTGGCTATTAAAGCCTTGAATAACCCCGCTACTAAAGCTTTAGCTAAAAGGATAATGAAAAATGTAGGCCAGGGTAATGTTGCTCGTGCTCAAGAGCAAGCATCTATTTTAAAACCTTTGTTTAATAAGGGAATTGCAAGATTAAAGGGGGCAACAATACAAACTAAGCCTTTGACTAAAAATGTTAATCTGAGAAGAGAGCTTTATTATAATCCTCATACTCAAACAGCAGGTAGAGGATATTTTGGGGACCTAAAGAAAACTCCTATGATAGACATAGATATTAAAGGCAAAAGTCATTATGCTAGAAATGTATATCATAAAGGTAAACCAGAAGCTTTAGGTAATTTATTTAACTATTTAAAAACACCTCAAGGTAAAAAATCATTATTTGCTACTTATGAAACTCCAGGTGGTATAAGATTATTTGATTTATCTAGGAGAAAAGTTCCAAAAAAATATTATAATCCTTCTAATGAATCTGGATGGCTAAATTTAAAGCTTGGAGGAGACCCAGATTATCCTGTTTTTAATATGAAACGAGGAGGTTACGGGACAAGATTAAGCCCTAAGCCTGGTAGAGAGGGAGATTATGTCGCTAAATTTTTAGACTATTATGGTAGTGGTCAAGCAATTCCTAAGAATGTTTTAGAAGTAAAAAAATATCATGATGCCTTAATTAAGAGAGTATTAAATTCTTCAAGTAAAGAAAATATTAATATAGGTGGTCTTTTTGACTTAATTGGAAGATAATGGATTACGAAGAAAAGTATGAGCAGTTACAGGCACTTAAGAAGCTGCGTAATAATATGGCTCTATTTGGGAAGCATTGCTTTCCTACTGCCCTTAAGAAGGCAACACCCCCATTTCACAATGAGGTGTATGCAAATTTATCAAATGATGACAAACGCAGGGTTCTTATAGCAGCACCAAGGGGTACAGCTAAATCTACAGTTACTACTCTTATATTCCCCTTATGGAAAGCTGCATTTAAATCAAGTACAGATGAATTATTCATAGTTATAGTATCTGAGTCACAAGCTCAGTCAATTAATTTCTTGTCAAGAATAAAATACCATTTAACTCATTCTGATAGATTTAAAGAGATATTCGGAGATATGGGCCCTAATACTGCTAAGAGATGGACTCATACAGATATAGTCCTTGCTAACGGCACTAGAATGATAGCTGTAGGTACAGGACAAAGAGTTAGGGGATTTATTGAAGGAGATACAAGACCTAACCTGATTATAGTAGATGACTTTGAATCAGAGTTAAATGCTTATACTCCAGAAGCAAGAGCTAAGAATAGAAAGTGGATGACAGAAGCGGTAATTCCTTCCTTGTCTGATGAAGGCAGGATTGCTATGATAGGCACAGTTATATCGGAAGACTGTTTCCTATGTTGGGCTAAAGAGTCCTCAGCTTGGAATGTATTATGGTTTTCTATCTGGGATGATGATGAAAAGAGTATTTGGCCTGAAAGATTTCCAAGAGACAGGATATTGGCCATAAAGGACGAATTTTCGTCCGTAGGGAATATAAATGGATTCTATCAGGAATACATGAATATAGCCCAATCTCCTGATGATGCTCCTTTCCAACCAGATTGGATTAAGATACATCATTACGATTATAAAAGAGAGCAAGGGCAGAACTTAATAATTAAAAATGAGGGACTTGAAAATGAAGAAATCAAACCTGTGGAACTCTATACTGGAGTGGACCCTGCAAGCTCTTTGTCTGCTAGGGCTGACTATTTTGTTATTGCTACTATCGCCATTGATTCCGATAATAATAAATATGTTATAGATGTATTTAGAGATAGGATTTCTCCAGCGGAGCAGCCAGAGAAGATTATAAATGTCTATAAAAAGTTTAAACCTAGGAGAGTTAAGGTTGAAACCGTAGGCTATCAAGAAGCTTTAAGGACTGCCGTAAGAGAACTTATGAAAGAAGAAAATCTATACATACCAGGATTGGAGTCTGGTGTGAAACCAAGAAACAGTAAATCAGAAAGGTTACTATCGTTAGTTCCATTGTTCGCTAAGGGGACGTTTTATTTTAGACCCGAAGATATAAAAGCCCAACAGGAGTTTCTCTCCTATCCAAAAGGTAGAAATGATGATATTATGGATGCTATTTGGACTGCTTTAGATGGCGCAAAGCCATGCAGAAGGTCAGAATTTGAAAGATTATCAGATGATGATTGGAGAAATAACAAGAAATCTCTTGATTGGATGACAATGTAATTCGTAAATTAAGCATATGGCATACACCAAAAAAGACGGTAAATCCGCAAAAGATATAGTAGATGAAACATTAGACTTGTTTGACAAGTACTCTTCTAAAAGGGATAACTGGGCTCAACAAGCTAAAGAAGATAAAGAGTTTAGACTTGGGAAGCAATGGACTACTTCTCAGAGAGAAACTTTAGAAGGTAGGGGTCAAGCTCCTATTGTGATTAATAGAGTACATCCTGCGGTAGAATCTGCAAAAGCGATGTTAACATCTAATAGACCTTCCTTTAGAGCTGCTCCTAGAGAAGACTCTGATAATAAGGTTGCTCAAGTTATGAGTGCTTTACTTTCATATATGTACGATATATCAGATGGTAGAAGCGCTATTAGACAGGCAGTAGACGATTATTATGTTATGGGAGTAGGTTACCTGCATGTATACCAAGACCCTATGATGGATATGGGTAAAGGTGAAGTTTGCTTTCATGATGTAGACCCATTAGATGTATATGTAGACCCTAATAGCAGGCACAAGCTTTTTGATGACGCTGAGAATATTATTATTTCTAAGCTGTTTACTAAAGACCAGGCTAAAAAACTATGGCCTATGTATTCTAAAGCTATTGATAATGCATCTGATGATTCTGGAAGCAGGATAGATTGGAACGCTCCTGATACAGGAAGGGAAGATGATGGAGAGGTTACTTTCCCAGAGGATGTAGGTAGACTTAATAACCAAGATTATATTAGAGGTTATGAAAGATACTATATGGTTGATGTAACTGAATATAGAACATTTGAACAATTCTCTGGTAAAGAAGAGCTTTTATCTGAAGATGAGTTTAAAGTTTACTCTCAAAGGCCAGCTTGGGTTATTCAAGGACAGATAGTAACTGAAGAACAAAAAGCATATAAACTATATGACCAGCTAGAAATGCAAAGACAGCAGGCAATAGCGACTCAAATACAAGAAATGCTTCATGTTGGTTATTCTGAGGAAGATGCTAAGAAAGTATCTGAACAAGAAGTTCCTGCTATAGAATTTAACCAAATTACTTATGCAGATTTAATAAATATGAAAAAGATAGATATTGTTAAAATATCTTCTAAAAAAGTTAAACAATGTGTTATTGTAGGAGATAAACATCTTTATTCAAGGATTCTTCCATTAGACAGGTATCCTTTAATTCCTATAATGAATGTACATACTAGAACTCCTTATCCAGTATCTGATGTTAGAATGATAAAAGGATTACAGGAATATATAAATAAAACACGCTCTTTGATAATTGCACATGCTACGACAAGTACTAATACTAAGATACTTGTACCAGAGGGTAGTGTTGATATGAAGGAATTTGAAGAAAAGTGGGCTCAACCTGGAGTAGCTATTCCATATGACCCTACTGATGGAGCTCCTATGCCAGTTCAACCAGTTCCTCTTCCAAATGAATTGTATCAAAATGAATTGACAGCTAAGAATGATATAGACCATTCTTTAGGGTTATATGAAATGATGATGGGCAACTCTCAAGCTGCTCCTCAAACATATAAAGCTACTATATCTATAGATGAATTTGGACAAAGAAAAATGAAATCTAAACTTGCAGATATAGAAGCATCCTTGACAAGACTTGGACAAGTGGCCATACCTTTAATGCAACAGTTGTATACAGGAAGAAAGGTGTTTAGAATAGTTCAACCTAATAACTCTATTTCAGAGTATGTTATTAATAAGAAACTTGTAGATGACAAAACAGGTGAAATAAAGGTTATTAATGATATTACTGTAGGGAAGTATGACGTTATAGTAGTCGCAGGGTCTACATTGCCAAGTAATAGATATGCTGAACTTGAGTTCTATATGGATGCATATCAAAAAGGATTAATAGATAGACAAGAAGTTCTTAAGAAGACAGAGGTTTTCGACATAGAAGGTGTTATGGAAAGAACTGATACAATTGCTCAATTGCAGCAACAATTAAAACAAGCTGTAGAAGAGAATAAAAAACTTAAAGGTGACATGCAGACTAGAGATAGAGAAGCTGTTAACCTTAGGAAAAAAGTTGAAGTTGAGAAGTTTAAGGGAGACCTAGACCAGGTAAGCAATAAAGCGAAAGCTGCAGGTACTCTTTATGAGAAACGACTTGATGACAGCTTAGCCACTGTTAAGTCTCAAATAAGGGATGCAACAAAAAAAGAAAGCTCACCCTCTTCTGGTGGTAAAGGGGCAGCTAAAAGGAGAAAGAAATAATGTCACAAGATAATATACAGACAGATACCCCTCAAGAAAGTTCTAATGAACAGTTTCAATCTTTAGAAGAAGCTGTATTCGGGAACGAGGGCTCTGAAAATGTTTCGAGTGCTTTTACTAGTGGAAATGAAGGAAATGCTGAACCAGCTCCAGAACAACCTGGACAACCTGAAGTAAGTACGCAAGAAAATCTTCAACAAACTCAAAATGCTAATGACCAGAATAGATACCAATATTGGCAATCTCAGGCAGATAAGTATAAAAATGAGTTAGAGAGTATTAAGAATCAACAACAGCAGGCTCCTGTGCAACCACAAGCCCCTGTTCAAGAAGCTCAAGCTCCAGTTGAAGAGTTCCCTGCAGCTCCTCCAAAACCACAAAGACCTAGGATGTTTAATAGAGAGGAAGCATATAGCGACCCTTCTAGTGAAAGTGCTAGGTATATGGATGAATTAGAGGGATGGCGTGATGATATAAATGAATACAATTCACTTAAATCTCAATATCAAACGGCTGTTATAGAGGATAAGTTTAATCAGCTTGAAGAGCAGAGAGTTGCTGCTGCAAAAAGACAGCAAGCAGCTCAACAAGTAGCTCAGCAAAAGAATGAACTTAAATCTCATATAACAGGTCATTATGGTATGAGTGATAATGAAGCTGAAGATTTTATGACAAAAATGTCTGACCCTAATTCAATTAATATCGATAATCTTGTCCAATTGTATAGGTTTCAAAATGGAGGCAATCCTCAACAGGTTGCTACTCCATCTCAACCTAGTGAAGCTTTTACTCAGACAAAGAATGCTCAGCAAGTACCATCTCCTATGGGAGTAATGCCTTCTGGACAAACTAATGCTGATACTCAAAGTTTTGAAGATAAGGTTATGGATAATCTTATAGGGAATTTTAATAGTAAAAACCCTTGGAAGTAACTAATTAACCGCCCTACCCGAAGGTCTAATTAGACAGCTGAGGACGGGCAAATTAAGGATGGAAACAAATGGGAACATTTTATTCTGGCGCAGCCGGTAATGATGTCAACTCAGGTGTCGATATTAACGATACTAGACGAAAGTTTAATTTCGGTGAAAGAGTTGCTGAGCTTGCTCCACAACAAAGTCCATTCTTCGTATATTTATCGAAGGTGGCAAAAAAAGCTACAAATGACCCTGTTTTTAAGTTTTTAGAACAGAGACATCAGTGGCAAAGACGTAACTTTAAAGTATCTACTGCAGTAACTTGGACGTTTGAAGCTGGTCCAACTATTGCTGATGCTGATTCAGATAACTTAGTATTAAGTTGTGATTATGACCAATATGGTAAAATCAGTGGTTCTTCCTCTGATGCTACTAATAATGCATGTCATTTCTTGGTACCAGGCTCTGTTATAGCTATGAAAGCTGATGATGGAGATGTTTATAGATTTAGAATAACATCAGGTGCAACAATTACACATAGTGGTACTGATGGTTCTAGCGGTATAACAACTATTACTGTATCAGGTGGTGGTGATGAAATAATACCTTTAGATACACCTACTTCTGGAACATTGACATTTAGCGCTTTAAATAAAGGTACTGTAGTTGGTAGTGCATGGGCTGAAGGAACTGATAAACCTACTGGTTGGGAAGATAAATTATATGACAGAGAAGGATACTGTCAAATCTTCAAAACTGGTATGAATATCTTTTCTGGAACTTCTTTAGCTACTGAGTATAGAGGTATAGCTAATGAGTTTCAAAGAATCTGGCAAGATAAACTAATGGAACATAAGATGGATGTAGAACAAGCAATGTTGTTTGGATATGGTGGTTCTTCTAACGAGCAATCAACAAGTGCTCCTGTAAGAACATCATGTT